CGGTTGTATTCTTCTTCCGTAGGTATGTTGTTGGTTTCCAGTTTGCGTTGCTGTTTCGGGCGTTTCAGCTCAAAAGGTTTCTTTTTCCATTTTGCGAATTTTTCAAGGGCCAAAATCCTCAGCCTGATTGTCTGCGGTGAAAGGGCTTGCTCTTCAAGCGTACTGACATACATCTTGGCATTAGACATGTTCACCTCATTGGCGTACTCAAAAAATTTTTTCAGGGAAAAATAATACATGTTGAGCGTATGGGGCGAATAATCGAAATTTTCGTCAAGCCATGCCATGAACCCATTTAATTGTTCTTTGTTTTTATCCGAGACAACACTGAGTTTCTCCAATGTTTTCACTTTTGACTTTTTCTTCCTATTGTAACCCTTTCCGCAAAAATTGAGGAAATCACATATTGCCGTCCCACATGAGTAATCATTGGCCATTTCAAGGGAATGTTCCCGTTTAAATGCCATAAAGCCACGCCTGTCCACACTGCTTGCACTTTCAAGGAAACCTAATACATGCTTTGCGTAGCGTGCCTTAGTTGCATAGAAACGGTCTGTCTCATTTAAATAGTACATGTAATCGATAAACAACTGTTGCCTTATTCCATCCATTTTCATTTATATTATTGTCGTTTGTCCATATAATTAAATTACTTAAATTGTTTTAGGGTCCTCTATATATATACTAAAATCTTCCGCAGCAATTTGCTTTAATGTTTCTATATGCTCAACGAGTTCTGCATTACTTAGTTCCGCAACCGACTTTATCCGTGTATTGTACTTACCTGTATCTAAGTCTGCATTTTGTTCGTACATGATAGGGGACATTTCACGCAATCTTTTCTCCGTTTGTTCATCGGTTAAACGCTCGCCATTTTCCCAAAACGCCGACTTAAAAGAAGGGACTACACAATTAAAATAATACCCCTTTAAGGCGGCGGAGCTGCCTTTTGATGCTATGTGGAAATTTGCAATAACTCTGCACCCCTTATGTAAGGCAAAGAAACTGTTTATTTCATCCATATACATTAAAAGACGGCCTTTATTATTTATTGTCCCCGTCAGACTGAAACTCTTTTTTTTCATTCTCTAAAAGTATTTTCATCGCTTTATTAAATGCCTCTCCGCCTACACTAAGAATAAATGTTCGGACTGTTTTAGGGTAGTTTGAAGTTTTATTCATAGTCTGTTCGTAGACCTCTATAAATTTTGTCTTATTCCAAACGCCATCATTTTTGAGCCTATCAATAGGATGCGAACGTAACCGGCCACCTTTAAACCCTATCGCGTCTTTCCTGATATAGTCCAATTCAGATAATAAACGTCCTAATTCATTCTTAAATACAACGGTTTGGTGTACATCTCTTATCGTCATTTCTTTTACTTTCATCTTATTTTCAATTCATTATTCATTTTCCGTATATTCTTCTATTATTAACTCATCCTGTCCGCGTTTAACCTCTTCGATGAATCCCTGGAACCCGTTCTCCTTTGCGATATTTATAATAGCCTGTAATCTGTTTTGCCCCAAACTTTCACCGCGTGCAATCCGGAATACCTTAACCGTTGGGTTACTTGCTATAATCAATTTGGCCGCTACTTCCATTATTTGACTATCTGACACCTTACCGGCAATAAATGGCACGCCGTTTAACTCTAAACCTTCGTTAGTAAATGATAGGCCGGGAATAGGAAGTTTAGAATCTGATATTAAATTCTCTCGTTCTGAAGCTAATTTCTCTAATCTCTTTTCCATTGCATCAACATCCTTCGCAACGGAATCGCGTAGCCTTACCTTCTCTTTGTATTCGGATACGATACGACACTTTTTATTATATTCTTCTGCCGCCTTTAGACGTTCTGCGGTATCCAATTTTTCGGGATTGTCTTTTTCGTATTCTTCTAACCATTTATCAGCATTCGCCTTACGTCTTTCTAAATCGACCCTTTCTTCCTCTATACTTTTTAACTGATTCGCTTTGTCGGTTTCTACTTGTTTAGAATCCTCTGTTAACATGTCTTGCGCTTCCTTATACGCTTTCTCTGCTAAAGCTAATTTTTCTTCATACGCTTTACGAGCTTCTATTAAACGAGATTTTATATTTCCTATCTTGTTTAAATAATCCTCATCTACTTGCTTTATCCGTTCGGGGATAGCCGATAATTGTATTATACGCTGTTCACGACTGGCGCGTACTGTCTTAGCCTTTTCTATTAATTGCGCAGCGACTTGTTGCTCCTGCATCAATGTGGTTATATCTTTCGGAACTGTGAATTTTTCCACATCGCCGGACGATAAATTATTTTCGGCCTCTGCACATAACACATTATATTGCTTTAATTCACGATTTGAAAACAAACGTTTGTCTTTCAAATCTATTACCTCGGAATCAATTTCGGCTATTCTTTTACGCACTTTTTCCGGTAATAAGGACTTAACAACTTCTATTTGTTTCCGTCTTCCTTCTGCCGTTTCTGACCATCTCGAAAACTCTACTGCATCAAAATCGGTATAACCTAATATTTTCTGTAACATGCTTACATTATCAGAACGCCTGCCACTACTCTTTTGAGTTATTGAAAGCGTTCCGCGGGGATTAGATTTAGTATAACGTAATTCAACCTTATACTCCTCGCCATCATCTCCGATAACCATTCGCGCAAAACCTTTATTTTCGCCATTCTTTAATACGGCATCTCGCGCTCCAGTAAGCAAAGCTCCAATCGCTTTTAAAACAGTACTTTTGCCTAACTCATTATCTCCGGTAATAAAATAGACATTACCTTCAAAATCGGCGTTAAACTTGCTAATAACTTGAAAATTTACAAGTTCTAATCTTTTAATTATCATACTCTCTTTTTTGTTTTAATACTAAGAATCCGCTTAGACGGTTGTTGAACTTTCAATAATGCAAAGATATAATTTGTATTTTAAATGCGCAAACTTTTTTTTAGAAATTAAGATGTAATTAAAATAACTCCTTTTGCACTTTTTCCGGAATATTTTCTAAAACCCAATTTAATTTATTCTGTAACATATACCGGCCAAAGTGCATAATCAAAACGGCATCAGCATTCCACAAAGTAGGCGTTATATTCGGATATAATCTACAGGCTATTTCTTTATATCTCCGTTTCCGGTCTGCTTTTTCTTCATGAAACCCTTTTTTAATGATTCTAATTTTTAATTCACTTTGCCATTTTATCGGATGCACCATAACAAAAGGGATTCCGCACAATTCTATTAATATTTTTAGTTTCTCGTATTGTGCTAACATCTTTTGTATCCTATATAGTTTTCCCAAATTCAAACTATCTTCCGTTTGTTGTACGACATCGTCCGGCCTAACGTTTAATTTTTCAAGAAATATAATAGGGCAGCAAATACTCTTTATATAGCGCAAATAATCCGTCAAATCTGACAACTCTTTAGGCATCTTTAAAACATCAACCTTTTGCCCATAAACACGATACACCGCTATTCCACCATTAGCTCCGGGGTCTATCCCTATAATACAATCCACTTTCATACGTTTATATATTTATCTATCTGTATTTCATTCTTTACCATATAATCGAAGGCCTTCTTTATAGCTTTCAAACGGGCTATATTATGCGCTATCACCGTCAAATCATCAGCCTTTAAGCCTTTCTTCTGTACGTTCAACGCGGTATATTTATTAATCAGACCAATAGAAACACGCCTCATATATTCATGATAGGCAGAAATTTCTTCCTTTTCCGTAACCTTAACGCCATCGGCAAAACCGCAACGATGCAACCAATCAAAACAAAGTCTTTCGCCAACTAATGACATTCTTAGACGACCAGTGTATTTATATTCCAAGAAATAAGCCCTATTCTTGTTTCGTGTAATCTGAATTTCTTTAATTGGGTCTATGATTGGAATTTCTTTTCGTTTTGCAATCTTATAAATCCTCTCAAAAGTTACATTTTGTCTTTTTATAAATGCGTTCAATACTTTGCCGAAATAATTCGCGTTAAATTGTTGATAGTGTCCACTATCCGCATTACCGGAACTGTTTCGCGGCAGATAATCATTCAACTCCCCAACGGATAAAAGTTCAAACGCAGTCATAACGTCAGATAGTGTAAGATATGAGTAATACTTCATGAGCATGGATAAAATGCGCGACTGTATATATTGCCAATCTGTTTCACTTTTTGGTATTACATACCCTACATCAATAGCAATCAACTTAAATATACGCGAAAAATTAGCGACTAAAACTTCCTGCGGCGTGCCTTTTATCTGTCTTTTGGTTGACGCTTTAAATATCTGATAGTCTATATCTGACAAATCTTCCCTTTTTATTTCTTTGAATAGTTCGCGACGCTTTATAATCGCTAAGGGTTGATGCTCTTTATATAATTCTATCTCTTTCATACTTATTCAAAATCTTCATTTAACACACCTAACAAATCGCCGTAAGATAGTCCGCTATTTCCAAGTATCACGCTTTTTTCCTCGCCTGAATCGGAAGTATATTTTATCTGGCCTCGCCTATAATCAGCCCTGATAATGTTTCGTGTTTGCGCTATCCAGTCTTTTTGCATACGTCCTTTGCTCGCGCTCCAATCTTTTACGACGTTGTAATAATACACTAAATCGACTTTCTCAAATTCCGGCGTATTGAAACACTCGCGGAATAATTCAAAATCAAAGAAACGGCTTTTTTCAAAAAGACATTTATTCTTTTCCGACGTTCCGCGTATTTTTTCTCCTTCCTCTTTTTGTGGAATATCGCCAAAGAAAGCAAAAAAGCCATTTTTTGCGTTATTTGATTTATTGTTATTATAGTCATTGTTACTAATAGTATACTTATATAAGGCGCGGACCGTTTTCGGTCCACTTTCGGACCGTTTTCGGTCCACTTTTAGACCGTTTTCGGTCTCTTCGGACCGTTTTTGGTCTAAGTCCTGACCGTTTTCGGGTTCTTCGGACCGTTTTCGGTCTAAATCCTGACCGTTTTCGGGTTCTAATTTCCCATAGAGCCTGCATTTATCCGTAAATGCAATAACCTTTTTATTTCCTAACTTGCTAAGAATGAAATACCCCTTATCCGCAAGGGCTTTTAGGTTTTTCTGAACGCGTTTAGCACATCCAAATACTAAAGGGAAATCTTCTGATACTTTTTTCTCCGAATACCAGTAATATGTAACACCATCAATACAATAACTATTGCACCAACGAGGGAAAGTAAATACAACCGCCATACATGCGGCTTCCGTTAATGTCAAATCTTTCCTACATGCAAAATTTTGGTCTATTAATAAGCTATATTCCATATAATAAAAAAAAATGCAGGGCTTTCGGCGTCCACTCCTACTCACCCGCATTTAATATTTTCCATTTAACGCTATAATGTGGACGGCTTATAACGCCTTTTCTTTTGCAAAGATACTATTTTTATTTTATCGTCCAAAAACTTCCTTAAACTTTTCATCTAAAGAAGAAAGTATTCGCATCCGTATAGATGGGTCTATACAACAGTCCATAGAATAAAAACGAGATATTAAAGCCTTACGGGAACCGCAAAAACATCCACAAGTATAAAACGGCTCTATATTGGGATAATTATGTTTATACCATATATGACTTGTCCCGTTTGTTGCTACGTATGTTTTGGAAACTATAAATTTAGGCTCATCCGCATTCGGGTTACCTGCCGCGCTACGTCTCACGTAGTTATCTGAATCCTTTGCCAATTCGGCCAACACGGCACCGGATGTATTCGGGTTACCTGCCGCGCCACGTCTCACGTATACACGCTCATTTCTTAAAAACTCTTTTTCTTCCATATTCATTTATCTATTAACTTAAATGGTTTATATGATTCTTTTATTTTCTGTATATTTTCATCGCTTTCATTTGGAACTATTGAAACAACCGGGTACCGTGAATGGGTATCAGGCTTTTGCGATATACAAAATTGTACATTCATATCCCATATAATCCCCCGAACAAATCCCCTTTCATATAACACGGCATCGAAAATATCGCGTATATTGGGGATAGTTGAGGCGGCTCCCTTTGTTACAAATGTCCATACTCCTGCGATTCCCTTTATTAAGGGTATTATAAAAGTCATAGTTAGTGTTATATCCCACCCATTATCTCCCCGTCTTGTGCGTCTATTAGGATACCTTTTAGATACATTTTCCATTAAGTTGGGATATTCATTCACATTTAATGCTGTGTATTGCATACCGTCCCAAACATGGAACGTCTCGCCATCGCCATACGCTACACGTTCTCCTGCGTCGTTTCTATATTCATACGATTCATTACACACGTTTTGCGCTTCATCATCCGGAAATATTATTTGTATAGTCTGCGGCCTATCTCCATATACCTTGTGAAATAGCCCTGCATATTTCCCCCTTGCTATAAAGTAATCCACACTTTGCGGCAGTCCTTTATCATTTTTCAAGCCTACACAAATAGACCCTATTCGGGGGAATATAAGTTTATTTGTTTTCGGAATCTGTTTTTTTATTCTCCCACTTACCATATACAACCCTTTCAAATAAAACATAAAAATAAGTCTTACTATATCCGTTATAATCAGTCTTCCGCATCGGGCATATCTGTTTTATATACCATCCATCATTACAGCTTGGATTAATTTCGTGTATATACTCAAAATATGAAACTTTTGTTTCACGATGCGGCATCAGTGAAAGTATATATCTTATTATCTTTCTCATATCTCTAAATTATCATTCAATAATTTTTTAATCACTTGTTTATTCTCTCTTTTTTTTGATTCTGCGGCCTTTTTTTCTTTTTTGCGTATGGTAGCTCCTTTTTTGGATTTTACCGCCGTAGAAGGCGTTTTTGTGCGTTTATTGGGCTTGTTCTCTTTTTCTTCATCATCTATATTAGAAATATTCTTTCCGGGTGCAATTTCTTTCTTATCTGATTTTTTGCTTTTCACTAAATCAGATAAAGTTAAGGAAGTTATATTTTCATTCAAATTAGAATCTGAATCCAAATCAATAACGCCACTAACGACCGTGAAAACATTGTCTTTCTTTTCGTTTTCAATAGAAGCCAATTCTAATAATGCCGGAATTTTCAAGGCGTTAGGGCTATCTGTTTGATTTTTCAAATTGTAAGTAGGATTTTTGCGCCAATCTTTCGGACTAAAATTATATACTCTTTCTATTGAAGTATCCGGATAATTTTCTTCCCACATTTTTTTATAGAAATGCGCTTGTATTTCGGCTTCCTCAGAAAAACCCTTCCGACCGCTTTTAAAGTCTACTATTGCGTTTATCCGTTCATTACTCCCTGGACGTACTAACATAGTACAAACTAAATCAATCATGCCAGCGTAACCGATTGGATGCGCTAAAGCAATCTCCACTGCTAACGGCTTTACATCATAATCCGTTATAAATTGGGCAAACGCTAACACATCTTTTTTAAGTTGGTCCGCATAATAAATAAAGTCGTTAGGAAGGCTTTTATTCTCTATATACGCTTTTAGTTTATCTTTTAAGCCGTCTAAATCATAAACACGGTTTATTAATAGTTCCTCAAACGCAGCGTGCATAAATGTACCATAGGCTGCGCGTTCGTCTCTATACCTTTCCGCTTCTTCTATACCTTTCTCCGCAATCCAATTAATCAGAAAAGGCGATTTAGGTAATGTTTGTGATAAAATCGTAGTTACAGAGGGATAAAATTTCGGCGTTCCTGTATCATCAAATAGATAATAATCCCTTTGCCCGTTGCTATTGAGTTGAAACAGCTTGTATCCCGGCTCTATCAATGCAGTAGAATCGAAAAATAAGGCTTTCATTTCTTCCGCAGTCATACCCGGATAAATTTCAAATACTTCATCTTCATTTTGTTCTAATGAAAACGGCGACTTAATTTCTTTTTCTTTCATGATTATTTTTTATTTAGTTCGTTAATACATGCAATCACAGTAATAATACATGGCAAGGCCAAAAATAATAAAGCCGGATTATAGAAAGATGTACAGATAAAAACAAGCCCCAATAAGCTAAACAGAATCAAAATAGCTTTTAACTGAAACTCATCAGATAACGCATTCTTAACAAATCTTTCTAATACAGATAATACACGTTTTTTCATATCAGTTATTTTTTGTTTTCCGGAAACCCGTCCGGTCGGTTGTTGAACTTTCAACAATGCAAAGATATAATTTATATTTTAAGCGCGCAAACTTTTTTTAGAAATATCTATTTCCTTTTTTTGTATCATAATTAATCGCCTTTCTCCTTAATCCGTTCCAAAACATCCCTATTAGCTTCTAATATTTCATCAAAAGAAGGAATAGGTTGCCAGCATATAACTTTAATATCTCGCCTTGTAAGTTCCTTTCCCGGATAGGATTCCCCATTATCACCAACCCACACGCCATATTTATATGTAAATGTATCTATATGTCTGCGTGATTGTGCCTCCCTATCATGATATTTATAGTAAAACAAGAATTCTACTAAAATACGCTGCCCTTCTTCCGGCAAACGTTCTTCTACACTTATCCACGAAAAATGTTTTTCCATCCATTCTGCACCAGCTTTGAAAATATCCGCACCAAATTCAGAAAGTGCATGTTCTCTCCCTGTCTCATAATTATCTTCTTCGTTATTAATTATGGTATAATCTATATGGTAATCTAAAAGGTTCTCAATATAGATTTTTCCCGCTTTTTCAATATCTTCTATTTTCATTGTTTTATCCTTTCATGCGTCCTAAAAAGCACAGTTCTAATACATCGTGTTGCCGACCTATAACAGCAAACTCCAACATATCATTATCATCCGCAAGGTCGTTTATTCTCAATAGCGAATAATAGCCCCCGTAGGGGCTTACATATTTTTCTTGTGAAATATCATCAATAATACGTTTATTATCTTGTTTGCCAAAATAGGAATTAAGGCTTTTCAAAATATGCTCCGTCACGTATTCCGGACTACACATGGCTATTTCTTGTCTTCTTAATGCGTACTTCATAATTCAAATAGTTCTTTTTGTTTATATACATTGCCGTTTTTCAGTCTCACTTCGCCAAAACACTCTTCCCTAAAGCGTTTTTCCTGCATATTGAAATATTCTTCGTCTATTTCAGTTCCCCAAAAATCAAAACCCATTTTATAGGCGGCTATTCGGCTGCTCCCGCTACCCAAATGAGTATCTAAAATCCTATTCCCTGGTTTAGCAAATGTTTCTAATAGGAATTTATATAAGGCGACCGGTTTCTGCGTCGGGTGTATCCTCACCTCTTTATTTTTCATATCCTCTTGTAGAAATCCGCTCCATCTAAAAGCAAACAATTTCGCAGATTTATTAAAAGAGGTCCACGCTAATTCACAGTCCGCAAAATCTGTTTTCCCGTTTTTCTTATCCCATACGACCCAGCACGGACTATCATACGGTATTTGTGATATAAAATGATTTGCACCGAATATTATTTGATTCTTTGACACTCTCATTAATTCATCAAATAAATGTTTTTGGGGTTTAGCTCTATCCCATGTTTTAGGCGCGTACTGTTTTGCTTTTGCTCTATTGCCTCGCGAATGGTTTTTTAATCCATCTTCACCTATCCCGTAGGGAGGGTCTATTATTGCTAAATCATAAAAAGCGTTTGGAATATCTTTCATATATTCCATACAGTCCATATTATATACTTCGCTTATCGGCATAATTCTATTGCTTTAAATATCTCATAGGATACCTGCGGCACTATTGCATTCGGCGGCAAGGTCAAAACCACCGATTCCACTAAATAAACTCGCATGCGTCATTTATTCAAATCCGAAAAGGAAGTTCGGCGTACAATCGCATTCATGACAAATAATATTAATCCATTCCGGTTTAATTCTTTGCGTCTTTCCTCTGCATAAATTTGACATGTTTACGCGTTGCGTGTTTTCATTCGCGCCACTAAATAACTTTTTCGCGATTTCTTGTTTTAACACTTTCTTTCCGTTAGCCTCTGATTGGGCAATAGCTTCGTTTACTTTCAATCTCATTTCTATAAGTTTTAAAAAATTCTTGGTTTATCATTAATATATAGTCCGCAATTAGGGCACATTTTTTCTACCCATTTAGGCGGCTCTTCATCATCATATAAACTACATTCGTAATCCGTAACCTCCATAAAAGAACCGCATTCGGGGCAGTCCCCATCACCTAATAATGTTAGATTCATTAAGGCCATATAATCACTATATTTTATACGGCTTATTCCCATATCTTTAAACACATCTAATATATCTAATATCAATGTATCTAAATCTATACATTCTCGGAGAGTTTTACCGAAATAAAAAGAATCATTTATTAATATATCCCATTTCGGGCAATAATCAATAATAATACTTGATATTGTTTCCGGCGTTTTACTGGCTCTGCCTGCCAAATGCTTTAAATTCTTATCGTCTTTTACTTTCATTTCTCTCCCTTTCCTTTGACTATGCAAATTTAATATTTAAATATAACATGTGCAATTTTATTTTTAACCACTCGTATAAATATATAATTTTTATATTCATGATAGAGGATATATAATTTAATATAGTATCTTTGTGGCGTCTATAAAATGAAACTCTCTTTTTTCTTGGCTGATAGGTTTATCTTTGTTGTTTACCTATCAGCCTTTTATTTGCCTTATTCCCATATCTATTAATAACAATAAAAAGTTATTTTAATTCCGCGTCTCAATTTACATACTTGTTTTTCCTCTTTACTCCTGAAGGCACGTGATAATAACTTATTAGCCATCTCACAACCGACAATATTTAATAAACCGTACACGCCTACCAAACAATGATATTTCGTATCGCCTACAATGCCACTAACTTTTATCTTAAAATTGCGGTTAACCTCTCTTGTGGAATAATTTAAGCCGTTATATATGCTTATTAAACTAGTCCCTTCTACAACGTTACACTTCATATCAGTTATTTTTTGTTTTCCGGAAACCCGTCCGGTCGGTTGTTGTCTAACTTAGAAAGCTTTGGGCTTTATAGCTTCATTTAATCGGATACCGAACCCTCATTAAACCCTTCGGAGATACTGTCCATCTTTCTCCTCTTACGGCTTTCGCCTTATAACCGGTCGTTTTGGGTACTCTTAGTCAACCGGTGGGGGCTTTCTTTGTTTGACACTACAAAGATAGTGCGTTTATTTTAAACGTGCAGATTTTAGATTAAAAAAAGAGGGATTTTTTTCAAAAAAAAAAATAAGTCATTAAAATAGCACTTATTTCAGGCGAATTTTAAATTTAAGCTACTTTCTAATCGAAACAATGTATTTATATACCCCCAACAAGAAAAATGCCTTAGAATTGATTTTTTAAAGCCAAAATAAGAAGAGGGCGGAAAACAGCCCTCCACTAATACCTAAAAATAGATGTTGAAAAAACTTCTTAACTATTAACTAAGCACTACAAAGATATATTTATTTCCGGATAGATACAACTTCTACGCCTTTTATTTCTGTATATGGATTTTTAGAGACTATATTAAAGCTTCTTTCTTTTATCTTTTTTGTTTTCCATAAGAAGCCTAAAAAACGCTTATATATAATAGTCTCGTACAATATTAAACTATCCCTTATTTGAATGTCTCCTATTAAGGTATCGTTATATACGCACGCCTCTATATTGGTCCATGAATCACGAAAAGATACACAAGGTATCAATTTGTAGGCCGTATCGCCTGGTATATATATAAGGCTATCTTTTACCTGTGCTCTAATCTTTATAATAGTTTCGGCTTGAATCTTACTAAAATTTTGTAGTTCCTCATTTTTCCGCTTTAGTTTGTTTATTAAGTCTGCATCTTCCTTCATGAACCTTTCGTAATCCTGAATGGAAAGCTCCAACACCCCAACGCGTGCAGCATTCAAACTATCTAAAGCCCGATAATACTTCACATCGTTCAATAATACCGCGTTATTACGTTTATAGGTGTCTCTATCGTGTTTTAGTTGGCTTACCCTTACATTAAGGAAATAAGCCACTAAAACAACAACTAAGACACCTAATATTATTATTATTTTCTTCATCCTTTAATCGTTTGACGTTGCAAGAACCTCCAGCACTTCCGACATATTAGCATCGACAATAAGGTTAATATACCTCCATTTTATAAACGTCTACTTCGATTCTTTTAAATAACTCTTCCATAACAAACACTTTTAATAGTTTCAAAAATCACTTTACTAACTCTATTCCGTCCGTCTTCCGACTGAATAAAAGCACAATCTTTGCGGGTATCCATGAAGAAATTTTCCACTAACACCGCCGGGCATTTGGTGTGTTTTAATATATAAAATTGGCTTTCCTTGTCGGGGTCTCCGTCGCTTGTATCTTTGCGTATTTTCCAACCGTCCGGGGCAAATTCTTTTTCAGCCTCTTTATATAGTTCCGTTGCTATCAAATCGGCTTTTGTTTGGCCGACGGACGTATAAGCCTCCCAACCGGTGCCACCGCCTGCGTTTGCGTGTACGCTTATAAGAAAGCATTTACCGGAGGTCTCTGAATATATCGCGTTTGCACGCTTACAACGTGCCGACAAAGATACATCTTTTGTCTCCGGTACTAATATTCTATACTGGATGCCTTCTGCCTCTAACATCGAACTAACACGCTTGACTATATCACGGTTGAACTCCCATTCAAACAACTGCGTACCATCGTCCCAAACCGGCGAACGCTTACCGGCTGTATCAATACCGTGCCCGTTGTCTAATATTGGTATAAAAACCTGTTTCATCCTTTGACCTACTTTTTATTTTCCATTTCTTCCTTGCATCTCTCTATAATAGGCTTCCAGTACGAAGGCATAATGCGCGTAAATTCTAACCGGACTGCATGGTATATTATCCTTAATCCTATGTTTTGCGGATATGCTTTTACGTAGTTCTTCAAGCCATTGCACAAATATACATATAATAAAACATACGTAAGTGATTTCATTGCCATTAATGCACCTTTTAAGTCGCCACATTGAGAAATGGCAATATAAACAGCATATAACAAAACAATATACAGCAATAACTCGGCCAAAGAGTTTTTAAATTTTCTCATGGAGAAATTATTGCACCTTACTATACTAACACCGTCCGCACGCATGCCTGCAATGATATTAAAAGCAAACATCACAACCAAAGCGATAAAAAACCCCTTTGTCGGTGTGAAATAAGCAAGTATCGGACTAAATGCCGATACTGCTATAAATCTAAAATATGCCAAATCTATTTTCATACTTCTCTATATACTATTGCAAACTTTTCTTCGCCTATGCTATCAATGCTAAGGAATGACCCTGTTTTAATACCGGCCACCGTCGCGAACTCATCTATAATACGGCTTTCAAAAGATAACGACCAATTCGAATTATTTTCATAATACATTCCGCTTAGGAACAAAGTATTTTTATCGGTTCCGTCAGAATCGCGTATCATTGTCTTTACGCCGTCTCTAAAATCTAATACATCTTGTGCAGTTATTCCGGCAGAATTTATTTCTGCTAAGGTCATTGTTCTGTCGGATTTAGCTATAAAGGCACGGAAACCGACATTTAACAATGGCTTATAAATATTTTGTATAGGCGCGTCGGTTGTTATGGTCATTATCGTAAACTCGCTATTAGTAATAACCAATTTAATATAACGTCTTACTACCGAATAAGTTTCCGGATTGGTGTACATAGTAGAGAAAACCAACTCCCCGTTATCATTATTACCACCTTGGAAATTACCTACCGTTTTCAGATTCCATACGATTAAGTCTTTTCGGTCATTGTTTGATGGCACGCTAACAAATATCTTCCTATTATCTCGTATAGGTCCTTGTATTACGTTTATATAGGAGCCTCCAATCATAGATTCTATTTGTGAAGTTATGCTTATCGTTTTTGTTCCGAACTCATCAGATTTCGTAAGTAAGTTATTAAGTACATATATATTCTTTGCTAAATTGTCAGCCTGTGTTGCAATCTCATTCATTTGGTCCAAGAATACAGTAGTAACCGACCAATTAGAGTAATTTATACTTCCACCTACATTTGTTCGTGTAGCCTTTAAAGATATTACCTTTCGCCCCGTGGCTATTCCGGTAAATTCCAGTACTTGTTGTTGTTGTAGGGTTGTTCTTGCCAACGTCATAGGCACAAGTTCACTACTATAATTAAAATAGAAGAAACTTGTAATAGCATAGCCATATAGTACAAGAGCTATAAGCCTATCTAAAATAACTTTATCTCTATCCGAAAGTGCGCCATTATTGGTCGGGATAGCTTGCATATACATTCTAAGTTCATAGGCTCTTTGTGCCCATGACCAGGAACCCGCCGATTCAGTTCTAATTACTGATGCGTTAATAAATGAGCATGTTGTAGCGCCGACTTCTTCCTGATATTCAAAATATTGTACTTTAGTCTCGCCTGCTTCGGTGTATTGTGTTATACGCAACATGCGAGCTATCTGCGTATTTTGCGCACGGTACGTGCCTACATAGATATGTAGACCGTCTTCTATATTATTAAATACATCAAATTGGGCGTTTTTATTGAAATCGAAAGATTCATCTAATTGCTCTATTTTTACGCCTCCGCTATCCTTTAAAATATCCTGAATGCTTTTAGCATTTGTAATACTTGTACCGCCATCGTACCCTCCGGCATCAACAAAATAGACTTTTCCGTTAGTTCCGTCTATAATCATAGCCGATTTACGCTTATCATTGCTTGAACCGATACCAAAATTAAACAGACCATTTGCGACCACTGCGTTATACTTACCGGCAACATGGCCGCCTACTTCTGATGTCACTGTCCCCTGTCCTTCGGCATGAGCGTTCGCGGCTCCGGCCGTTGTGTCCTGTCCTTCCGCATGAGAATTTAAACCACTTGCCACCGTTGAATTTCCCTCCGCGTGGGAATAATCGCCGGACGCGGTGGTATGTTGTCCTTCTGCGTGAGATGCTATTCCCTCGGATAAAGACGCATAGCCTTCTGCGTGCGACCATTTGCCGGACGCGTGTGTTTCATCCCCTTCGGCGTGTGACGCTTCACCATCAGCCACAGTAATATGACCTTCTGCATGCGAATTATTCTTGTTTGCATGGGTTTTGTATCCTTCCGCATGAGAATTAACACCGACCGTCACCGTTTCTTGGCCTTCCGCATGAGAATTAACACCACTTGCGTTAGTAAGTTGTCCTTCTGCGTGAGAGTTCGCGCCATCTGCATTTGTTTCAAACCCCTCGACATGTGAATTAGTTCCGGTCGCGGTCCCCCCTTTCCCTTCTGCATGGCTATTATCGCCTTTTGCATTCGTTTTTGCGCCTTCCGCATGGGAATTATTTCCGACCGCTGTATTATTATCATAATCATTAAACACTTCACCGCCTCCTTTAGAAAAGCCTATAAAAATAGGTGTAAAATTCCATGCTGTACCGTTTGTACTTGTTAATATACCAAGTTGATTAACAGTAATAGTTGTATTTCCCGAATTTTTAAAATTCGTATAAGTACCTACTTCGGTGGTAATATAGAATGAATTTCCTTCTACCACAACGGGAACCGTACTTTTTGTAGCAATGCCTAAGAATTGATACTCTGGTCCCAATGTGTCCACCATTGATAATAAAACCGCCTGAAGTACATTTCCGGTTATCTCATAATTGCCGTTCTCCTTGATAACAGCTTTTATACTCTCTTTGATTTGGTCGTATGCCATAACTTTTAATTTTAGAGGTTATTAAATTCGTTTTCGTTTGGTTTAATATTAAAGTCGTTATTAAAGTCGTTATTAAAGTCGCCACGAAAGACGCTACCTAATTTCTTAACAACTGTATTAGTTTGGAACTCAATTTCTACGGAGGCTAAATCGCCTTGCGTTTCCCATTTTGGCGTAAATAGGAACGTATCACATTTATATAAACGTCCGAAACTATCCCTTATACTAATATGGTCACTTAACCGGATTAAACGCATAACATCGCAAAGGTATTCCGGCGCAAGGATATTAAACCGATATACTTTTTCCGAAAGTTGTTTAATCGGAAAGAAATAACCGTCCCTTTCTTCGCCTTCTTCCTCAAATGTATAATCCGGCTTTCCTATTTCAGTACAGAAATAAACGCGGTTTCTGAACGTCGGGTTTCTATATACAATTATGCCGGCGTCACAATATAGCGTATCATCATCGTACCACTCTATTGATAGATAATTTTCAGAATCATTTATTATCGTAAATATGTCCGAATACCATGTATTAACGCCATCATTTAAAACGGCATAATACATTCCTATCGGTATTTTTTCCTGCAAGGGGAAATAAGCCGGATACACAATAACCTCCATTTTATCGGTATTTTCCGGCTTTGCTAATTGTAAGCCAGTTAGAACCATTTGTTCCGTTATATCCAAAACGAAAACCCCGTCTTTAGTATATAACTTAACGTTAGGGTTAAATACCTCGTTTGGCTTCCTCAATATCTGAAAGGGCAAAAGACTATGCGAAGGAGTAAATAACGGGTATATATTCCCGTAAGCATAACTTTTCCGGCTGTTTTGTTCGTCTATATTGTCGTACCACGGCAATACACTCAAATTATTATTTTCGTTCATATCTCCTCCGTATTAAATTTTAATTCGGCTTCCGCTGACCTACTCGACAAATTTACAGATAATTTGCTAATCTGACCATTCCCGACAAATGTTTTTATAATTCCGTTCGGGTTTATATCATCTTGCCCAATAGGAAATACTACTTTTTGTTTTTTCTTTCGTTCTATTCCCTTAACCGTGATTTCTTTTTCGTTGATTCTCGCCCGACGCGCTGGTAAATCATATATCCAGTATGTAGGCTGTAAATTCACAAAAGCAAGAAAGCCGTTTTGAAGCTCTGAAATCACATTATCAAACATTAAACTAACAAATGGTACTTTATATTGCCCGTCTACTAAGTTAGCCGCAAATATTGCGAAGCCGTCTTGACTTATATTATCAGGATTGCAAAGCATATAATCTATATCGGAAGTAAAATTAGACACCGTTATATCTTCTTTCTTATCCGCTTCTACATACTTACTTAATATCTCTATCGGATACCCGTTAAAAACTTTAGTGCAGTCGTCCATCCAAGAAAATTCATACCGTGAAGACATTTCCGGCTTATCAAACTTATACGAAGATTGGCCGAACGCAATCGGTTTATAATTCCGCTTGTTGTCGATTTGCGTTAAATCTAAAACCATCTCCGGCGATAAAACGTAACTACCACCGTTTTTAAAGTATAAAATATGCTCTATTCTTAATTTATCGTCCTCTATAAACCAATACAATTTATACGTATTTGCTAACATAGACATAATTTGCTGAAACGTAGTAGGTGCCTTTTGTGCCGGTGTATTATATATCCCGTTTATTATGTTAGATTTCGGCGTTATTAATAACGTCTGATTCGAGGTTCCTGTTATCGGGTTTGTCGTACCGTATAAAAATTCACTGTATTCACTCGTAGGCAAATGAGTAACGCCCGGCGCAATCTGACCCAACAAAACGGATATAACACTCCATAGTGGGAAATTGTCGGGCACTATATATTCTTTACGTCCGGACTTCTCGAAAATACTATCCCATACCGAAGAACTAAACCAAACGGATGTATTTAGCCATTTACTTTGCCCTAAAGGGTACATTTTGGCTAATGTAATAAGCACTGGAGGCGCGAAATATTGCCCCCATCCCGTTTTACCGTATTCCGTTGGCGTGTCTGAATAACGATTTGAGATATAAGCTATATCTACATCATACCCGATTGCATGAGTATAATTTTTATTATTCCCTACAAAATCATCCGTAGGAATCGGCTGCGTTGTATTGCCTGATATTGTTTCTACATCGCATATTAAACGGGCATATATATTATAAGAATACATATAGCCCTTTAATGTGCCTACCATTCCACTACCTTCTTCCGGCGTAAGCGTAAATTCTAAGGTATCTAATATTGGCGTACTGCCGTGTATGTCTTTCTCAAAATAATATAGCCTCATATTATCCGTGGTCCGGACTAATGCTATTGCAACCCTATTAGTTAACGGTCCTATTTCGCTATATCGTATGTGCAACCGATAAGTATTCAAATAAGGGTGCGACAAATCACCTTCATAAAAAACCGGAGTCGCGTCGTCAGGGTCTAATATCTGCATATTCCCGACATAATTACGGCCTAAATCTTCTAAAGCACCCCCTTCGGCGGACAAATCTATTTCCTTTAATAGCTGTGTGAAATAAAACCAATACTTACTTTTTAAATCGCTTCTATTGTCCACCGCCGTTAATACGTCCTGCTCCCACGACATCCCCGATATAAAACATGAAATCTTATCATCGCCGGGAAGGTAGACTTGAATAATCGGGCGTTTTGTGATGGTTAGGCTTTCGATTTCCGGCGTTAAGGGAATTAAATCGTATTCCTTCTCTAATCCGGCTAATATATCGTTATACTCATCGAATACGTCGGGTTTAACCTCTACTGTCATATCGTCTAAACTTATGGTACAGTCGGTTTGCATGAATTTTCCCGACCAATATTTCTCCCAACTTAACCCCAAATCGTTAGATTTAATGATAGTGACATAATACACCGTAGAGAAATCACACGCCATTATAAATCTATAATCGTCAAAAGTGTAAGTTAAGTTTCCGCTTAACTTTTTCCTATAAAATTGCTGCGAAGTCTCTAACTCATACTCTAAGTTTAAATCGTCTTTATATACCGGCTTTGTGTATTTGAATGATGCTTTTAAAACGGCCTTATTTCCGTCCCTTCTTTGCGATACGGCTATGATTTGACAACCGTCCGGTACATCTACCGTTAAATTGAAGTTTGCATCTGAAATGGAGGTTCCGCCCCCTTTCATAAACTTTTGTAGATGTACATCAAAATACATTGCATATCCTTGCCGCAAACGGTTATAAGAGCCTATAATGTTTATACGCATTCCGGCTGACACCGGAAAAACGTATAAATCGCTGTACATATCAGTAATCACGCTACCGCCCGCGCTTATGGAGCTATCTTTAATAACATATAACGGCTCCATTTCGGTTAATTCGGGGTTATATCCGTATTCTTGATAATCTACCGAAAGCAAGAATTTATATATAGGGTTTATCATCTTAATTTCCTTGTTAAGTTCTTATATTCAATTATAATTCTCCCGTCTTTATCTAAGTATGTACGCCTTTCGCCTTGTTTCTTTATTGCATTTACGTCCCTTTCTAATTTGCTTAAATCCGCACCGGAACTGGCACCAATAGAAATCAGGTCTGCCCCTTTGTATGCGTTTAGATACTTATGCGCAAACGTCCCGTTATTCATAGAGTTTATCACGTCCGGAATATATCGACGGAAACGGCGCGAATTTCGTTTGTTTATCACGGCAAAAAATTCGCCGCCTTCTGCCCTGCGTCGTGTACCATCCGGTTTTTGCCCTAAATCTATATCGTTTCCGGATTGATGGCTACCACCTTGCAAAAGTTCAACAGTTCCTTCGCCATACGTTTCAGTACCTGAATTTTTCGCCATTTGTGCAGCCTTTATCTTAGATGCAGCAAAGCTTCCCCACATTACAGCAATAGCCGGAATCGCGCCCCATATACCCAACTGCCGCCATATTAATGCGGTTGCCGTCACAAGCGAGCTAATTTGCTGTGCTGTGTCTATTGCTTGCTGCTGACGTTGTGCCTTTTGTTGCTCTTTCAAGGCTTTTTGTTCGTTCTTTTTGGCGTCTTCTAATTCTTTTTGTGCATAAGCTACATTTGATGCGTATCCGTTTGCCCTTGCTTGTAATTCAGCCTCTAATGCCGTTTGCGCGGATTCTACTTCCTTTTGTGCCGCTTCTACCGCCCTATTTGCCGCATCAACTTTAGCCTGCGCCAACGTATTCAACGCCTCTATGGCATAAGACACAGAAGTATTTATGGCTTCCTTTTGGTCATCATTCAGATTAAGCCCTAAAATACTATATATATCCTGCGTTTTATCTTTCTTTTTTGATTCCTCGATTTGCTGGTTTATTCGTTCTATTTGGTTTTCTATCGTTTGTACCTCAACATCAGACATTTTAACCGCTGCCTGCTGATTTAATTCTAAAATCTTATTTAGCCTGTCTTTTTCAGCTTGCAGCCGGAATTGTGTTTTCTTTTCTTCCGTTGTCTTTAGTAAATCGAACTCGCTTTGTGCAAGTGCCTGTCGTTGGTCAAAAATACGCAGTTCCGCTTGTATCTGCTTGTCGGCGTATTCCTGAATTAGAGCCGTTCTTTGTGTATCGAATCCGGCATTTATCGCGACGGTATCTTGTCTCTGTCCGGCAGGCTTCTGTTGGTTTTGGAGTTGCGCTGTTTGGCGTTCATTTTCCAAAAGTTCCAACCTTAAAGCCTTTTCTTCCTGTGTGCCCGCTTTAATGGCTTGTAGGCGCAATTCAATACTTTGCTTTTGTAGTTGCAATTCTTGCAACTGTCGCTGCTGCTCTATCTTTAGCAAATCATTCGTTAAACGTTGCTCCAGCACCAATATAGTAGCATTTATAGTTTCCTTTTCTGATTCTGTGATACTTTTTTCGGTCTCTAATTGGTGCGTTAAATCTTCTATTTGGCGTTTATATTGGTATTCTGTTTGCTTACGCCTTTTTTCCCATTCGTCGGCCTCTAATTGTAGCTGTGCATCTTGTAATTTTCTTGTAGCCTCTAAATTTCTTTTATAGGCCGCCTCCACTTGCTTTGCTTGCTTATTCGTATCAGTACCGCCAGTTTTAACCGAGGGCGTTTTAGTCGTTACCGCAGCCGTCGTTTTCGTTGATGTGTCCGGCGTACCCACATTAACCGGAATGGTTAACGGTGGTATCTTCTTTTGCATCCGGTTTATGCCATTATTAAGGCTTTCCGCAACATCTTTTATCTCTTTATTGATTAGGTCGCTAAAGGCTGTCCCGAACTCCGTAAAGCCTTCCTTTACCCCGTCCCAATCTAAAGAGAATGCAGATTTGAATATTTTTCCGGCGGCTTGTATCATATCTATTAAAGCCCCGAAAAGATTCCCTATCGTGTTAAATACCGTCTTAAAGACTTCCGGAAGAGCCACTACAAACGCTCTAAATAGATTGCTTTCATTGTATAGCTCAATGAAATAATTTATCAAAGAAACGACACCTTTTATCAAGGCCGTTAAGCCCTGATTAATGAACACCTTTATAGAGGTTGTAAAGCCCTCAAAGCTGCCACCCGTAGCATCAAACAAACCTGCTAAAGCGTTTTGTAATTCAATCTCGCTTTGTAGTTGTTCTTCTTGCAACCGCCCTAATTCGCCGGCCTTGCTTTTTACCGTATCTAAATCGGTAGATATATCTTTTAATGTCCGAAGGTATTGTAACCCGGCATCCTCGCCGGGACCGCCGAAAATATCCGCTATTGCCGTTCCCACACTTTGTGCGCTGTCCGGCAATTCGGCCAACTTTGCGGAAACTTCCTGCATTACCTGAAACGTTGTCTTTGCGCCGGTCTGCAAGTCCTTTTGTACTTGTGTGGATGAAATGCCGATTCCATCAAGCGCGGCAGCGGTTGCCGTTGTCATTTCGCGTAACCGCAAATTACCCTCCTTTATAGCGTCTACTCCCTTATCAGAGAAAATACCGGCCTTATTGGTTTCGGCTACAATAGCTACAAACTGACTTGCGGATATTCCGGCCTCCTTAAAATACGCAGGATATTCTTTCAACGTATTTAAAAACTCGCCGTTTGCATCCCCACCCGCTATAAAACCGTCTTGTATTAATTGTATTGCTTCGTCTGCTGATATACCGAATTGTTTCGCTAAAGCATTTGCGGAAATAAGCGTTTCTTTGAAATCAGCGTTAAAAGTGTCGGCTACTGCTTGCACTTGATTTCGGAACGCCTTTAAATCATCGCCGCTTTTTCCCGTAAATTGTTGGGTTAATCTTGTAGCCTCTACTAATCCGGCGTTATAATCGTACCAAAACTTAAACGCCATACCGGCTCCGGCGATTCCGGCTATTGCTAAAAATACGGGATTTGTCATTAAAGACATTAGGGTATTTCCTAAAGCCTTTGCGCCGTCGGACATTGCGGCAAACACCTCCTTACTTTCATTGCCGCCACGGCCTAAAGCTAAAAGACTCTCCCCAAAAGAATTATTAAGCCCTAAAGCCTCTTTTAGCCTATCCGCATACGAAATAATTGCGTCGGAAGCCTCCGTATAATTACCAACGTTGAGATTGGTCTGGCCGGTGGACTTCTGATATTCATTCATAGCTTTATATAGTTCACGGGTTTTTGTTATAAGCCCCTCTTTTGCTTCGGCCTCCTCGCGTTCGGCCTTGGTCATATTGTTAAGGTAGATTTTATTCAATGAATACTGCGCCGACAAACGATTATAACTACCTTCTGCGGACTGATTCAGCTTTATAACAAGTTTGTTTATTTGGTTGGCTTCTGTCTTTGCGAGATTAAGCTCCGCAATTTTTTTAGCCGTTTCACTTTCAGCGAAAGCAAGTTCTTTTTGTGCTCTTGCTAACCGGTCTGCATCGTCCGCGCTCTTTTTCGTTTTCTTTCGTCCGTCTTCTGTCGCGCCGGATACCTTTCCCAATTCTTTGGTTAACTGTATTGCTTCCGTCCGGATATTCTTTAATGCGTTCGTATATGTCTCCGAAAGTTCATCGAGTTGTTTTATAAGCTCTGTTATTGAATTGTCAGGGCTTACCAAATCGGAGTATTTAATTGCGTCGTTATCTGCCATGATTCTATAATTTTAATTTTGCTCAAATTTTAAATATAAGACGTGTTTTCATTAATAAGGTAGTATCACCCCACAACAAAGATAAAAACGCCCCTATCGCGATTATTTCGCCTTACTTCGGCGTTTTAAGTCCTTGACCATCTCCTTAATGTATTCAAAAGCGTTATAATATGCCAGTACTGACATATTTTTCGGGTCTGTATGTAAATGTTGCGACAACATTAAGCACATCTTTTCAAACTGTTTATCTTGCTCTATCTCTACACTATCGGAACCGGAAAACGATTTAGGATTAAAGTACGTTATTAACTCTGCCGTTATATCGTCTATTTCCTTTTCTCTCTCTGGCTTGCTTCCACCGTCTATAATGGTTTGTAGTATTAGAACTGTACGCCGCTTTAATTGGTCATAATATTCTTTTACCGTTGCATCATCGAATAAACGGGGGAAATATATTTGCAGCTCCCTATCTATTTTTTTTTTGACCGCTTCGATTGAGGCGGCTAAATCCTTATACGGGACATCGGCGAACATATCCGCTATCTTTTTTAACCCCTCATCTGAAAGGTCGTCACATGGTTTGCCGTCTATGCTTTTAACCAATACGGCAAAGGCCAAATTTCGCGGCGATACGCCCGATTGAATAAAGTACACATTTTGGCGTATATTTTCAAGCTCTGTAATAGCCTGCTTATTGTCATTCTTTGCCAAAAAGGCGGCAATACGCGAAATATGCCTATCAAAATCCGCTATATCCGAACCTATACCGGCATCGACTAAAAGCATTTTATTATACTTGTGGAATCGTGTAACCGGAAGATTTTCTATATCATCGTAAACCTCAATAGTTTTACCGGCTAATTTTAATGTTTTCATAACATTTTACGTGTTAATGCGGTTGAAAATACGGGGATTAAAAGGAAATAACCCTCCCCTAACATTATAGCAAATAAGACAGCGAAAAAACACCCCGTCCACCATGAGAGGCAGAAATTACACCGGAACATTTCACTAAAGAAATCATTTCCATGTACCTGCACATATTCAATAACACCCCATTTTTGCAAAAGCAAAAGAACAAAAGCGGC